GAAGATGATGCAACACTTAAACGACCTTTACAAACAAAAGAGGGGTCTGGATCTTCAGTGGGAGCAAGAGCATCTTAAAGAGGGTAGATATACTCTCAATATGGTTAAGATAGACCGACAAGTTCGAGAAGTTTTAAGTCATATTAAAATGGCAGAGGCTCAAAAAGAGCATCTAGCTAATAAAATAGAAGAGGCTGCTCCACAAGTTTCTGTAGCTACTTAATAAAAAGCTACATCGTTGGAAAAAAACCACTCCACATTACAGGCTCTCTTGCACTCTACTAAAAACTAGTATATAAAAAACTCACTATACAATTATTTAGAACATAGACCCGTATAGTGGACGGCCTAGAGACTATGTTCGGAAAACTAGGAGGATACAATTATGGCAGGAACACATTTTAGAAACCCGGTAATGTTTGCAGGGTTATCTAATAATACTAAATGGTTTAAGGATTTACCAGTAGACAATAATCCTAACTTTGTATGTTATAAAGATGATTTTATTTATAACACACT